TGGAGCGAATAATTCCGTACTAAATGGTTCGTGCGTTGCTTTGTTAATGTCCATGTTATTATAATCCTTAAATACATATTTAAATACTATTTAGAAATCGCCTCAAAAACCATAATTTATTTAGCTCTAAAGGCAATGGTGCTTCTACAATTTACATGAAAAGGAGGAGCTATAAACGATTTCTTTGTTTTATCATCAATAAAAGGATCATCTAAACCAATTGAGTTATTTCCATACTTTTTGTGCATTCTTTTACAAATATCTGTAGTTCTATTGTCCAAAGCAACCATCGCTATTTTTCCACCATCCATTCCGATTTCCTTGTAACCTGTTAATTTTCCTTCGTTGATAATACGATTAGTTTCAGTCCTTGCAATCATCTCGGATCTCCATTCTGAAAACTCACTAAACTCTTTGCCAACTCTTTCTTTAATATCTTTAAGTGAAGTCTTATTACTTAATCCTTCTTGGACTGTTTGAATTACTTTAGCTTGAATCTCTTTTGTTACTCCTTTGATTCCTGGCCATTTCTTACCATTGATAGTATATCCATCAATTTGATTGGATGCCAATACATTAAGCTTGTCCTCGTAAGCTTCCGTGAAACCAATCTGAGAATCTAATTCAGTTTCTGCAGATACCATACCTGCAACCAAATCAACTTTAATATATTTCTTGACCTGTTTCCCGAATGCAATAGTATTTACTCCATTGAATAAGTCTTGAAGAAACTTGCCCATGTTCTTCTTCGTATAGGTTTTATCAATCGCATCAATAGCACTATTGATTTTGCCTTCCATCTTATTAAAGAACTTCATTAAGAACTCTGAATAATCTTTGGCTTCAATTACCATATCATCACCAGCATCAATTTCTAAAAGCTTTTTATATTCTTCTTCACCAGTATATTCCATTGGCTCGTCTTCTTCTTCGTCTTCATCAGACTCTATTTGAAGAGTTCCTGTGCAATAGTTAGTAATGAACATATCGTAAGCTTGAACTGGGTCCATTTCGTTAAGTTCGGCGAATGTGTTAATATACTCAAAACTCATAGTTGTCCAATATGTAATTTCTTCTTGGCTACGGATTATAAACTTAAAGCCATTTGGGTTTACCATACAGTGAACTGTAGGGTAATAACCTCTCTGCTTTTCAAATTGCAGCTTGTCCTGAAATATATTGAATTCTAATTCTAACATTTTATCTCCAGTTGTTGTTAATGTAATGTTTTATCCAAAAGATCCAGCCGAATAGTCTTACTCCAACGAAGTAAACCTTTGACCAACCTTTTCCAATTCTTTTTGTTAATCTGTTCATAAATCTTATATCAGCTTTCTTCCTTGCGATAGGACAGCCGTTTGATTTCTCATAATCTTTATCGTGGATTTTACAAATGTCACCAATATAAACTCCTCCGATATTATCGGGACTGAATGAGCAGTAGTCTTTTACCATTTTAATTTTTATCCGTATGTTCATACCAAGTTATTTCTATTGAAGCTGGTCCTGCTGCTGTTGCTGTTCCTGCTCCAACATATCTGAAACAATATCTTGTGTTACTCTATGAGCATTTGCTGGCCATTGGACTGTTAATTGCTTAACAGCACTAATCTTCTCTGGAGGTGGTTGTGTGTTTGCGACCATCTAAGAACCTCTCAAAGCTTTTCTTGAATTTCTCTTTCTTATCTTTATCATCCTCTTTAGGAGGAGCATTAGGATTAGGGTTAGGATTTCCAAAACTATTCATAGACATTTCAGCAGGGTCAAAAGGTTTCCGTAATGGTTCATCTCCCCACTCAACAGACTCTTTACCTTGCTCTTTTCTATATTCATTTACAGTTATGATTCCAAGTTCAAGTTCTTTAACATTTTGTTCAAATTCAGTTCTTTTCTTTTCTTGGTCTTTAGGACAGTATTCAAACTTAATCTTTGGAGCTTCATCTTGAAGTATTTCAGGTATCAATCTATTATTGATTGAAGTTTCAAGCATCTTATAATAAGGTGATAAAGCATTACGGACTGTCACTCGTTCTTGGCTATCACCAGTTGCTCTGTTAGAGTTCTCAGTAAAACCAGCTTCTTCAGGACTAACTCCGAATGCACCGAATACAATCTTAAAATACCATTGTTGACCATTAAGCCATTCTAAGTCACGATTTGAATCATTCAACTTATGCAAGTTCTCAATAGCCCAGTTAATAAACCCAACTTGATGAGGTTTACCTTTATAGTTAGCGTTCCATGTTCTTTTAAGCTTCTTCAGTTTCTCGGTAGGGAGTTTAGGTAAAGAAACCATAATATCAGGGACTGCATTATTAGTATAAAGATCTTTGTTATATCTTGTTCCTTGTATCAGCAACTCTACTACTTGTTGTATTGATTGAACAGGAGAGAACCCATATATTGAATATGGTCTCTTGTTCATCATCATGTAGTGTATCTCATCCTTTTCGAATCTGGTAGGATTTTGTCTTGGATGTTTAAACGAGTATTGCCAATAATTTAAAAGATTTTTATAAAGATCGATTTGTTTAAGCATAGTAGATCCGTCAACGGACTTTACCTGAACTATGGTTCTTTTACCTAAAGGTTTTAATACGAGTCCAACATTTGTTGATTGAATCCGTCCCCACCCATCGTATACAGGTATATCACCTATAACATATGAATCATTAGAGTAAACGAAGTTCCAAACTCCTGCATCAATTTCTCCGACATCTGATATAACTTCAGAACAGACATCATCAATTGATTGGTTGTCTTCATTAAGGTTAGCTAAGAAATCTTTGACTGTTTTAACATCTTCTGTGTAATCTGTTTCATCTTCAGGATCTGTATTAACTAATCTCCAGTCAGTAGTATAAATCTGTTTCTTAAAAGTAGTAAGGACCATCTGAACCCATGGACTTTGAGCAAGGTTTCTAAGCTTCCTTGTATCAACTTGTCTTGGTTGCCCAAGTCTCGCTGAGAAAAACCAATTTGGAAACACTGCCTGCTTATCGGATGCTTCAGTTTGGTTACCCCAAGGTAAAGCAGTGATGGCAGTCTCGTCAGATGTTTGTAAAGTATTTATTCCCTTTCCCAAGGTAATGTTCTTCACGTTATGAAAAATCCTTTTAATACCAGACATAATAGTATATTCTCCTTATATATATTTAAATACTATTTGAAAAACAAACCTAATCCAAGAACGGATTAGAAAAAATAGGTTTTATGAAGATGTTTTCTCTTATCATATCAGCTGATATCTTCCGTGCGATTTTCTCGTCGGTAGCTAAAAGTCGTTGATAATTCACATAATTCATATTGCTCTTTTGGTCTTCAGTATAAGCACTTGGATCTGCCTTGATAGTCTTTTCAGTATCTTCAATGGCTTGTTCCTTACACTTCGCTGAACACTTAGCAATTTGGCTTTTTAAATGCTCAAGCATTAACTCTCTGCACTTAGGTTCGAACTCTTCAAGTCTTGAAAGATGTTCTTTTCCTGCTTTAATATCATTCTTCAACTTAACAATATTATTTTCAAGCTTTATCAAGTTCTCTTCCATTTGACCAATATTATTCCTGGATTGAGAAATAGATTCAACTACTTCCTTCGGAGTAAATTTCTGTGGTACGATTTCAACTGTTTGTTTAAGTTGTTCTCCATCCCATTCGAACTTAATCTTTTCAGCCATCTTACTCTTTTGCCTCTTCTAATACTTTAGCCATAGCAATTATTTGCTTCCTTGCTTGTGGTAGCCATCCTTCAAATGAATCAAATGATTGTTTCAAGAATGTAAAATCTGTATCTTCAAATTTAAGAGTATTGATTTTCTCCATATCTGTTTCCTTCACATCTAGACCTTCTTCAAGCACATTACATACTTTATCAACTTTTCTCATTTGTTCTACTGTTCCTGCTTTTCCTTGTGTCATAAATGTTACACATAGCATTCTTTGTTCCATTGATATATTTATTGTCTTCATCTTATTTCAACTCAAATTGCACTACTTCTCTTGATATTGTCTTACCTGTTTTAATCTTTTCGGTCACTTCATATGCAACTCTGTATTCTGCTGATGTTGTTCGGTTAATCTTTGAACCATCTTCTTTAGTGATTACAGTGTTTTGTTCGTGCATCTTCTTGTTATTATCTTTATCAACTTCAAATACAGAGAAATTGATTTCAGCTTCATCATGATTAAGTTTCTTACCAGACAATTTAGTAATATGCATTTTAGGTGGAGTAGTCTTCCAATGACCTCTAATCTTTAAGTGCATTGCTGCTCCCATAACCTTAATTGAATTCATTCTTTCTCTAAGACGTGATTCAACAGGCATCATTACTTCTAATGTTGCAAGGTCTTCAATCTTAGCTAATGCATCATCAATCATCTTCTTGAATGATACAACTTTTGTTCCCTCGCTTCTCAAAGCTTCTGGGATGTTCTGTGCCTGCTTAACAGGTTGTTTGTTCTCTGATTTATTTTCCATTTTTATACCTTTGGTTTAATCCTGTAAGACTGCACTTGTAATCCTTTGCCTTTCGACTTAAACACAATCTTTATCTCAACTTCATCTCTCTTCTTGAGAGAACGCATATTCCTATATACCTTTACTCTGGTGAGCCCTGTTATT